CTAAAACGCTTTTTAGATTTCCAAATGTTATAACTATCTTTAGCTTCACCAAATTCAAAAAATACTCCAAAATCTTGTTCAGCAAATTGTGCATCTAATTCCTCTGATCCTAACCATGTATTAACCTCTTCGTCACTTAAAGCATAACCTGTTTTAAGCATTGCAGAAGCTTGCTCCCTATTAATTTTACCTTTAGTAAACTCCCTAATAATACGTTGCATATTTTGCCACTCACGACCTTTTAAACCTTTGATATGTTCATTAACAGATAAGGTTTGTGCAGGTACACTTGAATCTTGTACAGGTGCATATTTGGTCATATCAATACCTATCTTCTCTAATACCCATTCTTTAGGAGCAACTGAAACTATTGTAGCTTCACTAAACTCTATTCCTAATGGTTCAGTAGGTATAATCTTTATTTCAGTTTGCACACCTTTGTATTTTGCCAACATATTAAATACACTTTCAAGGTGCATTTGTTTTGCATTTACGTATGTGTTTTTAAATATTTCATAACCATCCCTCATTTCAGTTCTAGTTCCTAATGCACCTGCTTGGGCAATACCCATAATAGAAGGTGTAGTAACTTGATGTCCGCTAAAAATATTAGTTTGTATTAATTCGTCTATTTTACCAAAATCTTCTTTTGTTAAATCACTTGTACCTAAATCATCTACAACAGGCTTTCTAGATATATCATTAACAAAAGCAATCATATATTTCTTACCATCTGCACCACTGTATGTTTTACGTAATCTATTATCTACATTACGTTTTTCCTCGTCGTTTGGTTCCCCATTTGGTAAGGTAATAAGTTTACTAGCAGAAAACCCTGTTTGAGCATTCCCTAAAATATGTTTAGATACCTCAATATCTGATTCAATATAATTTAATGCAGCAAAATAACTAGGCAATCCATATATACCTATGTTTGGTCTATATTCTTTTATGTATAATATTTGTTTGCCTTTTGGTTGTTTAGGATTAAAGGCAGCAATAACATCAGGTTTAACCTTGTTATCCTTCCAATCTTCCTTGTACCAATATTGTGTATTATCTTTATTTGTTCTAATTTTAATATAATCACAATGCCATAACTCAGCAAGATTTCCTGATAAATCCCAAATAACTTCTAAATAAGCACCTCCAAAAATTTCAATGTCTAAAGATACTTTTCTAGTTAGATCATTTAAGGATTCTACTCTATTTGCATAATCAATAAATGATTGTGCATCTTGTTCTCCTGACCAACCATTACCTGTAATATAATGTACTTTGCTTTTAATAATAGCACTATGTTTGGAAGACTTATTGTATAAGTCAACTATATATTCAGGATAATCATTGTTTTCCCCGTATTTAATATAACCACCATCAATGCCTTTTTTCTCAGCAAATTTAGGTTGCCTTGCTTCGGCGAATGTTAATACTCTTAAATCTATCATTGTCTAATTGTATAAGTGTCTGTTGTTGTATATTCCGTATAAGACATAGTAGTACCTAAAAGCCACATAATGCCAGTTTCTAGCTTATTTAAGCCACTTGGATTTGTGTTTGAAGTACTAACTTGTTCGTATATTTCATAAGTGTATTGGCCATTTAATGCAGTATTAAAGTAGGTGTTTGTTACAATACTAAACTCATTAAACCGATCTTTGTATAAACTTGTATCTGTTGCGTTTAATTTAACAAAACTAATAACTTCATTACTACTTCTATTAGTAAATACAAATAAATAATTAGGGTTAGTCAATAACTGTTTTTCAGTTAATGTTAACACAATAGTATTTGTTTCGCCTTTAGTTAAATGGATCATTAATTATAAATAGCAATTAAATGAATATTTACAAAATATAAAAGTAAACCAATAGGTTTGCTTATTCATGGGTAAAGTAAATCTATAAGTTTACTAATGATTAGTATTTTAATCGTAATATCCTTAAAACATATTTAATGCTATAATTCCTAAGCATAAACTTAAATATAAAAATAAACCCATATATTTACTAACTAATATCAAAAAATGCAAATTGTTCACTTTTCGATAGTGTTCACTACTAATGAACAACACAAATAAATGAACAAATAAATTTATAAATTTAATAATGCAAAGAAAAACGTGCAATTAAAGTCACGTATTTATATAAATACGTAACATTTAACACACGTTATGGCATATATATATAACACAAAAACCCCCGCCTATAAAAATAAGCAGGGGAACTAACTATGAAAAACTACAAACCTAACCTGCAGTTGTAAGAGCAGCAGCTACTGTACTATTTACTTCAGCACATAAACTAGGTTCTGCACCTGTAAATGTTAAAGTATATCCACTTCTGTCTCCTTCAGCAGTACCAGTTGCGGCACTACCTGCTGTTAGATCTAAAGATCTTGTTTTACCTACATACCAAAACTTACCATTGTTGTCTTTAGCAACTGCAATAAGTCTGTTTTGAGCTAATAAAAGAATTTCATTTCTTGTATTTGCTTGTAACTTATTTAAAATTATTGTTAATTCAGGGGTAAAATATAAAGTACCATTTTGTACATTTGATGCTACGTTTTCAGTAAGCATTGAAGTACCTTTTGTTAATTCATATTTATAAAACCTCTTACCAGTTGCTTTAACTAATGCAGTAATTACACCACTTGCTTCTGTTGTTGAAGTTACATCTGAACTTGCAATAAAATAAACTTCCGTAATACCACCTAGGGAATCACGACAATCGAGGGTATATCCCTGTGTTAATGCGCACGCCATTTTTGTTTATTTTATTTTATTAAAAAATGGGGAGTATATTGCAACTCCCCTTATAATTAAATTGCTACTTTAACGATTTCATCAGGGAATGCTACGTTTACACCCATTTTGAATTCTGCTGCAAAACGAACTTCATCAGCTTCTTTTGCAAAAAAGATTTCAAATTTTTCCTCTTCGTTCAATAAATCGGTACCTAAGAATAAGTTACTTAATCTCATTGCATAAACATCATTTGTTCCGTTTAAACCTTGTAAAGCTACTACTTTAATAGAAGTGCCCGGCAATACAAATTCAGCATCTGCTTTAACATCAATTGAATATTGGAACATATTAGCGTTCTTCAATGCAATAGTGTAAGTTCTAAAAGTATCTTGACCACAAACGATAACCATATCTTCAGCAGCTACTACTTTAGCAGGAATTGCTTTGTAAATACCATCAAACAAACTAACAACGTTAGCTGCTGTGATAGAACTTAAAGGTGCACCAGAAATAAATCCAGATACGTTAGCATCTACTACACCACTTGCAGCACCAATTAATTTAATGAAACCATCAAACTTATTTAAGTTACCGTTAGCAGAAGCAGTATCTCCTTGCCATAAAGCAGTCTCTAATTGAGAAGCAATTGTTTTAGCTTTTCTATCAGAATAATCTTGCTCAAAAGGAATTGAATCATATTGGCTACCTGTTGGTAAAGCTTTTTGTAAGTATTTAGCTTCTAATGCTTTTGGACATAAAGCCTCTTGTACTTTAATCTTACCTACTGTTACAGTTCTTTGTGTGAAAGAAGTTGTACCAGATGCGTTCCAACCGCAAGTACCACCTGCTTGAAAGAAAGCGTCTGTATCCATAATATTAATGGTTTCTGCTGATTTAACACCAACCATTACGTTACCTGCACTCTTAATAAGAGCCGCAGTTTTTGCACCTAACACAGATGAAGTCACTAACTGTGCTTCGTTTTCTTTTGTGTAGTTGCTTAATGTACTAACTGAAAATGACATTTTTTATAAATTTATTTGTTTAAAATTGCGTTTCTATATTTCTCTAATCTTTCATATTTAGTATCTTTAGTTGATACATATGATTGAAAAGCGTTTGCTGCTTTTTGAGTTGGTTCAGCAGTTGGAGTGTTTGAAAGTGCTTCTACTAATTCAGCTACTTGTGCAAACCCTTGCTTAACTTTACTTTCTAATTCAGCAATCTTTGTTTCTAATTGAATTTTTTGATCTCTTAATTCTGTTACCATTGCAGTATTATCTTGCGCAGGTGCAACAGGTTGAATAGGCTCTTCCTCTACAACATCTTCTTTAGGAGAAGCTATTTCAATGATTGTCCCTGTTTCATCTACTTGAATAGATGTACCATCCATTAATTGATGTTCACCCATTGGAGCAGGTGTGCCATCTTCCATTTCTACTTTACCACCGACTTCTAATGCAGAAATCATAACTTTTGTTCCATCAGCTAAAGAATACTCAGCCATTTCTACTTTTGTTACCTCTTCAGTAACAGGTTCAACAGGTGGAATAACTTGTGGCATATCTTCGAACAATGCTCTTATTTGCAATAATGCTTCTTTTGGGTTCATCTTTATTTTTCTTTAAATGTTAATAAATAATATTATTTATCACTTAACTTTATTTAAAATAGATTTTATAGCTTCCATTCTAATTTCATTAAACAATTTTGTTTTTTCACCTTTTGCTATCATATCATCCATAACATCAGACATAATAGCGTTAGCCTCCCTTGTACTTATTCCATGTATTTCTGCATAATCTTTAGTTGTTACACTTAATTGACTAGGTGTTGTATTAACAATACGAACAGCACTTTTAGCATCCCTAATCATTTCATTCTTTTTTTCAGGACTTAAGTTTTTGGATCCAACTACTTTATCCAATGTAGGAGAATTAACTTCGTTTTTATCCCCACCACCTTCTGAAGTTCTACCACTTCCTGGTCCACCTAAATTTGTTTCCTTTTCAATATTTGCCATTTTGTTTTTATTTTTAACATTGTAATTAAATATCCCTTCAATAGAAAATCCATTAATTTTACCTTCCTTAACTTGTTGCCAAACGTCATCGTTTTCTACTAACATTGATACAAACCAACTACCATCGGGTGCATCTTCAAATCCTACCATTGGTGAAATACCTCTAGACTTATCACTAATAAAACTTTCAAACATTGTAACACCTGATTCAACTTGATTTGGATCATGCATTAAGTTTACATTGTTTTGGTATCCCTTTTTAAAATACTTCTGTACAATTTTAACAATAGTATCCTTAGAGAATGCCACATAGTAATCGCCGAAAGAAGCATCACTTCTAAAAATAGGAGTGTCAGCCAACATAGCACAACCGCTAATAATACGCTTGTCTTCACTAACGATTTGAAACTTTTGTTCATTTTTAAATGCATTCCAATTCTTTTGTATTGCAGGTCGATCCACTAAAGCTACAAACTGTACTTCAGCATCATCATTTGGATCGTCCGAAATATCTAACATGTATAAAGGTAATTCCATACTCATATATATCTTTTTTTAAAATATTAACTAAATCTTGCTCTTTGTCTTATTGCAGCCATTCTTTGTTGACTACTAGTTACATCACTTTCAATTACATACGCTCTTACTGCTTGATTGCCTATATCGTTAATTGATTGCTGATTTAATTGTGTTACTTGCGCTGTTGGTAGTTGCGGCATCATGGGTGCAGATGATGAAACAGAAGGTACACTTCCAACACTACCACCACCTTTAACTTGACTTAATGCTTGTTTAGCTTTACCTACTGCACCTATAATAGATAATACTTGCGATGCATAAAATATAGGCATTGTAAACGGTGCTAAAGGTCCTGTACCTTTTGCTCCTTTTTGTGCAATATCCAAACCTTGTATATAACCTAAAGCGGTATTAATCCCAATTTCTGCTATTGCTGCTGTTTTACTTGCAGCAGTTCCTTTTTCAAATGCTGCTCCTAAGTTACCAATAAATCCTGCTAATATTTCAAATTGCGCTCTTTTAGATTCTAACGTAGCTTCATCAATTAATTTAGTTGCAGTAGCATTATCTTGATCTAACTTAAAACCCTTTTGTATTGCATCAGCTTTGTTAATTAAAAACTTACCTAATACACTTTTTTGATTTTCGTCTATTTGTTCTTGTTCTGCATCTTCATCCTCTTTTTGTTGTTCTTTTTGTAGTTGCTTTATTTTTTTATTATCAAGATATTCCTGTCTTCCTAATTTTTCCCTAATCTTTTTTAATACCTCATATTTTTGAATTTCCCCATCATAAACAACTTTTATTTCCGCTTCAATTCTTTCTATTTGTTTTTGTAAATCCTCATCGTTTTGTCTTTTCTTTTCATCTAGATTACCTACACGTATTTGTACTCTTAAATCTTTTAATCGTTGATCGTCAGATATTAATTGTTTTCTTAAATCATCGGATGCCTTTTCTGCATTTTTCTTTTGTTCTTCATCCTCTATTAATTTAATACGAGTTAGATTCTTTTGGTACTTTTCATATCGTACTCTATAATCTTCCTCATATGCTTCTAATATCTTTTTTTGTCCTTCCTTATTAAGCTTTACTATTTCTGCTTCTGTTCCACCTTGTTCTTTTAATTTTGCTAATCTGTATTTATTATTTCTTTCTATTGTTTTAATTTCAAGATTAAGATATTCATCTTGTGTTGCTAATGATTTATTTAATGCATCTTGTGCTTCTGTTGCAGATTTTGTTGTATCGGTCCATTCTATTATTTTACTAATTAAATAACCAACACCTGCAACTAATGCAAGAACACCAGTTGAAATTATAGCACTTCTTAATGTAGCAAATGCTGCAACAACTTGTGTTCTAATAACGGATGCTAATATTTTAAAACTATCTATACTTTCACCAATAGCTTGTAAACCTTGTGACAAAGCCATTGCAGATTGTACTTTCAATAAAGTTTTTTGTACATTATCACTTTCCGCACCAAACAAAGCCATTGCACCTTGAACTGCACCAAAGCCACCTGCAACACCAGATAAAGATGAAGTTAAAGATTTAAACTTTGCATCCGGATTATAAGCATCGGTTAATGCTTTAGCATCACCAATTCGATCACGAAGTTCTGCTACTTTTTTTGCTGCATTAATTGCTTCTGCAGAAGTAGCACCAAACTTTTCAGACATATTAATTACATCCTTACTCGCTTCTCTTAATTGTTCCCTAAATGATTTAACAGCACCTTGTGCCTGTTCTCCATTAACTTCTATATTATATTGTAAATTTGGCATTATGTGTATGTTGTTTCAATTACTTTTAATAAACTTATTTTTGTAGTATTATATTCCATAGGATTAAATCCATCAACTTTGTTTAGCCTAAATAAAACTCCATCTATCCAAATGTATTTGCTAAAGTCTAAATTCAATATATCAATAGTATTAAGCAAAGCAGAACAAGTTAATAGTTTACTATTCTTGTCTGTTATCTCTGCTATGTAATCACTATGATAGGCATTAAATAGATTTGTTGTTGGGTATGTTGTAGGGGTAAATGATAACTCTTTAGGTGCTCCAAAGTTAATATCATTAGCAGGAGAAGTAGGGTCATCTAAATGCCCTGCATAACCATAAGCAGTAGGACTACTTAATACAGTTCCTAAATTCATTATATTCCAACTAGCTACCCCTGTTATCTTTTTAACTTGCATAATTCTTATAACACTATCCATGGCATCCTCTTTTGTATTGTTATTAGATAGCTTATAAATAGCAGGATATATTTTATCAGTTCCTGTTTGTTGAAATAAAACGCTAGGTGCAAATATTATATCTGTTGTTTCTGTATCTTTTGCAAAGTCAAACTCTGTATCATAAATTCTATCTGCGTATCCTTCGCTATATTTCTTCGTGTAGTTTTCATTATAAAAATCGTTATCTGTCTTATACTTATATTGAAAGTATCTTGCATTAAGTTCACTCATTGGCTTTATACTTAATGGCTTTGACCTATCTATTTTATTAGACCAATCCTCTGCGTTATCACTAACTGAAGGATAGAAATTTATGTAAGGTTTTATTAATATCTTTTTATCATCCCACTTATCATCATAAACATATAGGTTAAACATCTTACATATACTCAAAAAGAAATCTCTTTGAAATATACCTTTAGGAATTACATTATTAATTTTAATATTTTCTCCATAATTAATAGGTACTATTTCTACTGAAGTAGTTGTCATATCAAATCCTGAAGAACTCAAACTATTAAACTCATAAGGTTGACTACCTAATGACCAAGTAATATGCACTTGAAAATAATCATTTGTATTAATTGTTACACCTGTCAAATTAAAGTTTACTTGGAAAAAATTACCACTAAATCCTGTACCCATATTATATGAAGCAATAGCAGTTCCATTCTTCTTTAAAAACATTGTAGCATTTTGACCTATTGCCCACTCTGCGTTTACATTAAAATCTATATTTACTACTTTTGAAGTAGCACCTGTATATGTAAATAATGTATTACTAGAAGTCAAAGTAAAGTTACCTAATGTAAATGTTCCAAATTGCAAATACAATTCAACTGCAGTTCCACTATATACTTGGTCTAATGGGTATGCTTTTAATTGAACATTACTTGAACTAGATAAAACCTTTTGATTATGTGGTATTATAAGTCTATTAAATAAATTTAAATCACCTGCTTCTAAATCTAAATCATATGTGTAATCTGTTCCTGCAAATATTTTATTTATATATTCTTTAACAAATAAAGCAGGTCTAAATGTGCTTACTTGAAAATCCTTTTTTAAAATACCATAAGTTCCGGTGCTAACATTACCAAAGTCAATCAATGGATAATAATATCCTACCCCTGTTATGCTATTCCAACTGCTTGTAATATTTGAAACATTATAAGTATGGTCGTATGCACTAAAATCTAAATCCTCTAGTCTTGAATTTCCTAATGCAGTTATAAAACCGCCTAACTCACCAAAGACTGAACATTGATATTCTATTGTTTTATTATCTACAACTATCTCAAGTATTCTTAATGTGCCTTTAAATATCTGTACCTTGTCAATAAATATCTTGCATTGTGCTGCTTTACTAGCATTGAAGTTATAGTTTACATTAGGCAAAGTATTATCAAAGAAGTTAGCATTACCCAAGTCAAATACAAAGCCAAAGATTTGGTTATTTATAGCAGTACCTGATAATGATATTGTTTTGCTGAAGGAAGTATTTTTACTACCAAAGTCTGTAATATCATCAATGGCATAAGTAAACTCTGTACTTATATCTTGCAATAAATCTAGTTTATAATCTTCTACATATATCTCTGTACTAATCATTATCTAAATTGGCTTGTTAAATATTTACCTACTTCTATGTCAATCTCAAAGTTGAATAATTTGTCGCTGCTTTCTAATTTATACTCATAGTTACTGCTGCTAATTGTAACAGGGAAATAAGCACCTTGCACTTCCATATATGTAATAGTACTTGCAAATAATTGTGCTAACCATTCGTAATCCTGTTGGCTAACCCAATCAGATATAAGATGAAACTTATCCTTATGCTGAATTGCATAGTTCAAAGTAGTTTCATTATACTTATTATAGCTATCTATATTGCTCATAGTGTTTCCGCTTAACTGCCAATCGTTTCTTCTGTACGAAGCCCTTTGTAGTTCTGTACTTCGTTTATTAACTAATGCAAACTTCATAGTATCCCAACCGCCTAGCCTATTAAGGAAATGTAAATTGTACTGCTGATATTTAGGATAGCACTTTTGTTTAAATTGTAACTTCCTAGATATTGCCACACCTAATTTAACATAAACATTATAGCCATAAGTAGATTCTGTTATTAAACTTCTACCTGCGAATGTATTTATATGACCTGCCTGTAAATTAAATAAGTTCATTTCACCACTAAATGTAATGCCACCACTTGCAGTATCTATTACTGAACCTGATTCATTTATAACATCAATGAAAGCCGAATAAGAACCTGCAGTAATCTTAAAATAAGTTGCATAAAAATTATCCCCATATTCAATCGTAATATTTTCATTGTCTCTTTCTGTAATCCAATCATCTGTAAAGTTTTCTATTAGTAAATTGTCGTAATAATCAGACAATACTAATGGGGTATTATTATTAGTAAATAGAATATCTGCAAATAATGGTGGGTAATAATTGTAAGCACTTAAAGCACCTGATGCAAGGTTAAAACTTGTAACTAAATTACCACCGCTTATATACTCCTCACCTACTTTAATTTCTGATGCTACCTTTATTTTGTCATTAGATGCTACTAATATTGATGAACCGGATGGCTCAAAGTAATTAGTTACATAAGACCTTACCATTGGGGATGCGTTAAATATACCATAGCTTCCTTCTGCGGAAGGTGATGGATATACCTTTGTTCTGCTTACTTGTGCATTATTTACATAAACATCATACACAAACTTAAATGCTAGTTCACCTACATTAGTTGAACTTGAAACGAACCATAAGTCATCGTGCATACTGCTATAAGGTGCAGGACTACTTTGTATTGTTATTGCCATTGTTTTGTTTATTTGTTGCTTGGATCTTTATATTTATATCTTCCCCCAATGCTGCTAATATTACAGTAGAGAAATTACTATTAAATGTTGAACTAAGTGCATTGTCAAAGTAATGCGTAGATCTTAAACCTTTCCTATGGATAGATCTAGCAATTAAGAATGCTAAAGACTTTGGACCATCTACTGCTTTTGTTTCTACACCTAACTTTGTATACTTTTTAACTGATTGTACTTTTGTATTACTATAATCTATTAACCGTTTTGCTACAGATATAGGTATACTTTTTTTAGATTTATTAAATTTAAAAGGTGTTTTATTATCTGCCTTTTCATTTCTAGTACCTTGCACACCTTTGTTTACAAACTCAAAGTACTTCGATGCAGGTTCACTTGCCGGATAACCTAATGATAATACATACGTATTACCAAACCTTTTTTGCTCCATCTTGATTTCGTTAATATCCCCCGAGGATACAGTTTTGTTTAGTTTTAAGTTTCTTTGAGCTTCTGTAATAAATGAGCCACCAAACAATGCTAAAATTTCCTCTACCACCGGCAATTCATCATTAGGTACATTAGCAGTTCCAAGGGATGCTAATATCTTTGATGCTAAAAACTTTGCTTGTGATGTTGATATATTCATTATTAATAAATAGTGGAACTACCTAAAAATAACTAACCCCTCCTTTTTTAAGGGAAGGGTCAGTAAACCAAAAACTAAAAAACTATCTAACCTTCTTTATTTGCTCATTGTCATAATCTGTCTTTGCTTTTAGATAGGACAGAATATTTAAACATTCTATTGTACTTAACTCATAAGCTTGCGTAACTGTGCAATTTTCGTACTCGGCAATAAGTTTGGTGCTATACTGCCATCCAAAATACTCAATAAATTTGCTACCACCTCTATCGCTTCCTTTTGTTTCATCCCCACCGTTGTTAATCTGTTCACCATATAATCCTGTGAAACTTCTATCCAATTTCTGTAGACTTGATAAAAAAAAAACAAACTATGGTAAACATCTATAAACTTTGCACCTAACATATCATTAGCATACTCTTGGTGATTGCTTGCATCGTATGGAATGTTAACCCATATACCAAACATATTTCTTTTTTGTGGTATAACCATTGTTGCTGCTAACTTATGTAGGTTTCCATATAGATCTTCACTAAACACTTTGCTTTCAATATACCTAGCAAATGGCATTTTACTTATATCATAGTTTACTTTGTATCTTTTGGTCTTAGATATGCGTATAAACTTAATAGGACTGCCTTTAATCGGTTCATTTAGAAATTCAATGGTTTTACTTAGTTGAGCGTATTCGTTCAAAGGAAGGCTGTCTATTTGCATTTCTGTAAGGTTGTTAACTATTGCCACCAATCTTACATTTAGATCTAGATCTGTATCATTCTTATCTTTTTCATTAAGAACATTGTAGATCTGTTGATATTGCCATACTGTTATATCCTTCCACATATTATAAATTTAACTTGTTTTATACCTGTTTTTTTATATACTTAGCATTGTAAATGGTATTTGTAATGCTGTTAACCCTGAAAAATCCCTGTACATTTTAAGAAAGTATACGTGCTTTATACCTGCTTGTTTAATTAGTTTGCAACATTCAAAGCAAGGTGACAGTGTTAAGAATAAATCTGAATCTTTTGCGTTTACTCCTGCTTTTAGTATAGCATTGCACTCGGCATGGATTACTTCCTTTTTTGTAACTCCTTGTTCGTCTTCACAGTCATTGCAAAATCCTGCAGGTGTTCCATTGTAACCGTAACTAATTATATTCTTATCCTTAACTATTATTGCACCTACTTGCGCTCTTGTACATCTGCTAAGGTTGGATACAGTTATTGCTAACTGCATATAGGTATTAAGCATTCTTAACGAAGGTTCCATTTGACATTTTTCCTTTACGTGATTCAATTACTTTATATGCACTATTAATACAATCTTCGAAATCTAACTTCGAAAGCTTTGCAATGCTAACTAATACTACAACACAATCACCGATAGCGTCTTTTATTTCTGCTTCGTTTTTGTGGATTATAGCTTTAGCAAGTTCGCCTGCCTCTTCTAATAGTTTAAGTGTTTGTGTTTTAGGATCACCTGATTCGTATATTCCTTTATCAGTTGCCCATTGTCTAATTGGTTCGAATTCATCTTTTAAGTTCATTGTATTTAGTTTTTAAGTATTTAACATTATTTAGTTTGCCTTTCTTTCTTATCTCTTCTAAGACCCTTTCTGCTTCCTCTTTGTCGTTACCGGATATTTCTGATATTAGTAAACAGTGTGGGTTTTGTCTAATGACTTTATCTATTGCTACTTTTGATTTTGCCATATTTCAAAGTGTTTTTCTTTAACTTTATTTAAATTGTAATCCTTATCGTTCTTATGTCTAAGCGGTTTCTTTTTGCCTTGTACTACAAATGTAGGTAAAAATTCTTTATAAACGTCACGTAAAACCTTTTTATCTTGCCTATCTTTATACGGTATAGATCTAGATAAATGTACCAATCTATTCGACATTAAAGGACTTCTTGCTTCTTTTGTGTGTATCATAGATGTTCTATCTATTCTAATGTTATGATAATAAGGTAGTTCTTTAAATACATCAAAGTCCCAAGTATCCGATTGTAATGAACGTTGATAACCACCAAACAACTCGTCTGAACCATCTCCGGTTAAAACAAATGAATTTTTACAGTTTTTAAATAATAAATAATTAGGAAGTAAACTACCATAATCTAGTGAATGTTCATAGCAATAGATTGCATCTTTAAAATAAGATTCATCGTTTTCTACAAATGTAACTTCTAATCCATTCTTATCACAAATATCTTTAACTGTTTCACTTTCATCTGACATATAAGAAACTATATTAATGTCTTTAGTCTTTTTCATTACGTGATGCAATACAATGTTACTATCTAAACCTGATGAAAGCAATAAAGATATACCATCAATCCTATTTTCTAATCTATCTGTAACTGACTTTTCTATTAGATCATATAGATTGCCATTTAAAATACCTTTAAAGTAATTAATTGTACTAATTCTATTTGCTAAAGAATTATCATAGTAATAACAATATAATACACCTGGAATAAATCTAGATATATTAGAAAAGTTAGTATCCATTCTGCCAAATGAATATATATCATATACCATGTAACGATATTCGGAATCAATTAATGGTTTAATTTCCGATGATATACCTTTTGAACTATAATACAATTGCTTTTTACCTAATGGATCTGTAAAAGAATATATAGAACTATTTTTATAAATAATAGAGATTGCCCAAAAGCCATCCCACTTAATAGATTCAGTATATAGTTTTATTATATCTTGATTAAACGATTTAAATATATCTTGCAAATAATGTAGATCTGATTTTGCTCTTGGATTAAGTTCTTTATAATTAAATATCTCACCATTAAATACTAAGATACAATTAGAAAATACTAAGGGTTGTTTAATGCCTTGGTTATTAGAACTTAATGGCAAAGAATTAAAACAAACATTCCAATTACTATATAGTTCATTAACCTCTTCACTGCCTCTATGTTTAATTAGATTTGGTATAGTTTCTTTTGTTATTGTAAATCCACACATTATTTTATCATTTTGTTTAGTGTATATAAATCTGATTTAAAACAATGTAAGTTGCCAATCCATACATTCATATTGCCAGGTTGTAATCCAATTTGTGTTGCTACATGTTCTAATAAACGATACGTCATATATAAATCATTTTTAAAATGCCTAACTATATCGCAAGACCTAATTAAATAAGTAACTTCCAATTTATTATCCACCCGATTAAACCAATAACCAATTGTACATGGAACACGTTCGCCATGATTAGATTGATCTTCTGGATGCCAAACAGATAGGAATGCTTGTCTTGTATATGTATTTATTTTAAGTCTTTCTATTATATCATTTAAATCACCGTAGTCAAATCTAATACCTTTAAAGCCTTTACACCAATACCTTTCCATATAGTTATGACTAAACTTACCGCCCGATCTAAATAGATCATCATTATCTAATGATTTATAATAAGGCCAATTCTTGTATTCATTACCTGGATTAATTGGTTGACCATTAATTCTTTCTTTAAAATGATCCTCAGACCAAGGCATATCTTGATTTAGATCTTGTATATTATCAATAGTAAAAAATATATTATTTAATGAAACCATCGGATTGTTTTCATTTATTTTAATAGATTGCCATTCCGTATTATTTGAAACAGTATTATATATTAAAAATTGTTTTATAATTTGTTTTAACTTCTTATTCATTACTAATTGTTATATCATTATCAAATTTTATATTCTCTTGGTAGTTATTTAATGCACCTACATAAGCTGCAACATCTAATAAGTTATCTTGTTTATGAGAATGACTTTCTCTAGCTAACTTTAATGCAATTTGAAAATTATAAATATCAAGTGTTGTAATTTCTTTATTAGAAAGTACAGATGCAATTATAGCAGCTTTTTTATTACATAAACTAAACGGACCATACTCTCGTTCTTTCTCTTCTGATCGTTTGTTTACTATTTCATTTGCTTTTTCTAGTATATTCATTTTGTTAGTTCTTTAAATTTACATAAAGATACAACTATTATTAGTAATACAATACCTAATAATGTACCTAATATTAATCTTGTTAATTCAATTGTAATTCCAATTATTGCTTTCATATATTATTTATTTAAAAATGTTTCAATATAATATTCTTGTGCAGTTTTATCACTACTATATATTCCTTCCTTATATGCTGCCCAATAAGTATTTATTATATTTTCTTTTTCTTTTTCAAGTGCATTTTTTATTATACCCTTATTATGCATAGTAGCAAACAACTCTTTATTTAAAGTTTTTATTAAATCAATTAATTCTTGCATTGCAGTTTTCATTTGTTATTTATTTTAATTATTTCCTCCAATTGATTCCAAATATCTTTCCCATTGTCACCCCAATAGAAATCGCATTTATTATTTTCTAATGGTAGACCTACAAAATAACTTTGGTATATATCTGGTTTTGCATTGTATCTGTAACAGTTATCCTTGTAAGGGCAAGTAATATTATCTACTTGTCCTTTACACATTGTTATATCTGGCATTTGTTTTAGTTTTAAAATATCCCTGCCCCTATCGGGATAACCCACTAACGATTATTAATTTAATTAGCAGGGATAGTATGTTTAAATATTTTGTAAGTATGCTGTTATTAAAAATGCTACTACTAAAATTATTACTGCCTCTATTTTGTATTGTCTTTGTTTCATATAATTTATTTATTTAGAGTAATACCCATATACACATCTTGTGCCACCTCTTGAACAATCATAGGTATCATTAATAACCCCATTAAGAACTGCTACCCAATGTTTACTAACTGCGCATATAATAATACCTTTTGGTAATTCATCCGCTTTTAAATGTACCTTACATCCGCTACCAATTAACATTGTTGGGGTCCAATTAAATCCTAGTGAATTCATGTACTTTTTAAACCAATCACGTTTGGTACTAATACCGTGTGCTGCAGTTTTTTTACCTGCTTTATTTCCTTCCCTTTTGCCTTTGCGTTGTGTAGCATTGCCATTAGCAAGTACTTCATAAACTTCTTGATAAGGTTTACCTGTTGCTATACAAATTGCTCTGCATACACAATCACCGGTTGTTCCTTTGTAACCTGCTTGATAACGTCCGCCGTCGTTGTAATTGAATTGTTCCATAGTTTGTTTGTTTTTGTATACACAAATATACAACTTATATACATACAAACATCACAACATAGACCTTTTTTCTTAAAGAAACGTTAAATTAATGAATAACGTCCTGTGCCTCTTTTTAAATTAAAATTGTTCCAAGCCAAAGCTAATGCCATTACACAATCATCATGAAAGCCGCTTGGTGCAGAATACTTAACCCCGTTTGCAGTAAACTGATATTCAAAGATTTGTAATTCGTCAACTATAACACCCTCCGGAAAACCGATCTTACCCTGTTGTATTGCATTAGATAAGCCCTCCATTAGTTGCTGTTTACTGGAACTTGTAAACTTTAGACCTTCTATATTAATACCATCCCTTTTTAAATCTTCTAGTATAGGATCTCCTACGCCTGTGCTATCTATTAAAATAGGGCACGTTGGCAATCTTTTTATATTTTCTCTGGTGTTATACCAATCCATTTGGTAGCGGTCCAAATAAGCAACATTACCGCTATTATCCAATCCTATTATTACTGTATGATCGTAAGACTTTGCTAGATCTATTCCAAAACTAACTATTGGTTTGGAGCTGATGGGCCTAATACAATTTTGTATAAACTTATTACCAAATGGGTTTGCACTGTTTTCGCTTGGGTTTGCCATGTATTCCTGTTCAAATACAACCTCTGGCAATTGCATACGTGCTTCGTCTATTTCACCTTTGTCAATAAAAGGATTGTCATAACTACTAAATTTAAAGGAAGCCCAATCATTTTCCCCTTGCTTCATAAACAAACTATAGAAGTAATTTTTACCCCTAGGTGTGGAAAGAAATATTGCTTTGCCTTTGTAATCTGTTAAGGTCGGTCTTATACTATTTTGCCATCCTGATTCTAAATCTGGTATGTAGGAAGCCTCGTCTATTATAACCAAATGAAACTTGCGACCTCTTAAATTATCTAATCTTTCACCTGTAAAGAATTCTATCTGTCCACCATTAGGGAAATCAATCTTAAGGTCTGATTTGTTTTTAGGCAATTCTAGACTCTCTGTTAGCTTACTGAAGAAAACCTTTGCCAACCCATAAGTAGGGGTAATATAAGCAACTGAATAGCCTTTAACCGCATATGTAACTGAAAGTATCTGTGACAATTCTGACTTACCAAATCTTCTGCCACACATCACCACTCTAAAACGCTTGTCGCATTCTAGTATCTTCTGTTGGTTTGCGTGTGGGTTAGGTAAGAATATTTGCATTAATTACTTTCATTTAATGCTTTAATAAGAGCATCAGCATATTCAACAGAATAATGTGAGACAAATACTAAATCTGTTTGCATTCCACTTGTTAAAATAGATTGCATTGCTAATGAAGCAAAATATTCACGCTTTGTTAATCCGAATACTGTTGCTGAATCATTTGGTTTTGTAGTTTTCATATGTTTTATTTTAAAGTATGGTTTTACCATCTACAAATATAACCTCAATTTTATTATCTGATTTAATATCCATTTGCTCTTTAGGTTTGCCATACACTCTAGTTAATAAAGTTTCTATTGAATATAGACTTCCTTTATTCATTGAGTTTATAATAGCTTTAGATATAGTTCGCTCTAATGCTGTTGCTAATGTATCATCCTGAATAGACTTTAATTGCTCTTCAGTCATTGCCATTAAATTTTGCATGGTATCATTAATCTCCGATAATTTATAACCATGATCTACTAATAAACTTACCATTTTTTTAGGTCTGCCATTAGGATTACCAGAAACCCCTTTTTGCCATTGCGCTTCTTTATAAGGAAATTGTGACATATTATTTATCTATTTTTGATTTAAAATGATCGCAAAGTTTTTCCATTTTAGAAATATAATAAGTCATAAAGTCTTTAAATCCTTCCGCATCTTGTTGGTAATTTATATATAAAATACCTCTTAATCTTTGCGATGGTGTTTTATTATATTCCAAATCTGTTTTAATACTATCAATATTATCTAATTCGTCTTGTTGAAAAGACTCTTCTTTTATTGCTATATAACAAAATCTTTGATTAAGTTGGAATACCTGTGCTGCATCATTTGGTGACATTTCTTGTGTGCCAAATGTTACCTTAATTGTTTTATCTTTTCTAGATGTTAAGTTTTCTATTTGTGCAGGTATTATAATCATCCTAGTTTTTCTTTATGTTTTTGTTTTAAAAATTCTATATATTGTTTTTTATCCCCATATTGTAAATGATGCTCTCTGCATAATGCCATAAGGTTTTCTATTGTATCTCCTTTTTTTGTTCCCCCCATTCCCCTTGCTTCAATATGATGAATATCTACTGCCCTTGCTCCACAAGTTTCACAAGGTATAAAATCCTCACCTGTGTAACCAAAATGGTTCAAATATATTTTAGTGTGATTCTTCATTACCTATTAGTTTATTATATATAGCAAATCTTTTATTATTTATTGCCTCAAAGTTAAACTCCTTGTCACAAAATTCAAAAAGTTTCTGTCCGTATTCTATCCTTGCTGCTTCATCAAAGGTCAATAGCTTAATCCACTTGTACCAATCCGTTTGTTTATTTACATAGCAAACAGGCATATTTTTATATGGATGAACATTACTAACAATTGCCGGGTTTTTCTTTGTAGCAGTTTCTAATACCTTTAAATTAGATTTCATTGAACCAAATTTGTTTTCTACTAAAGGAATTATACTTATGTCTGAATCAGCATAAGCACCCATATACTTTGTAATTTCTGCATAGTCATATATGGTAGGGTTTAACTTTAAACCATTAGTAAATACCCCTATCATTCTATCCCAAAGATGTTTTTCCCCTAAATTATATCCTGCTATAACTGTACGAACCGGAAAGTTTATTTTTTTCATTGGTTGTCGTAGTATATCTAAATCAACTGTATGAGTTCCAGAACCTGACCAAAACAACCTAACCATATCTGATTCAATCTTATTATCTTGGAACTGCTCTTTACCATAAGGTAATGCGTTTGGAAGTATCTTAACATTAGAATTATAAATTGCTATTTCATCTGCAAGTCTTTCGTGTGTACATGTGCAAAGGTCTGCTATTCTAATAAAGTCGGTTATTCTTTTTGTTACATCACTATCCCTGTATCTTGAATATAAAATATGTGAAGGTGGTAAAATCCAATAGTCATCATTATCAACCACTAACTTAAACTTGTATCTCTTTCGCATAGCCTCTAGCATAATTATTTCAGTATGTGCTAGGAATCTATTGAATATTACTATGTCATAATTGTTATCAAATACTGCTTCATTAATTGTATCTGTAATTAAACAATAATTTTTACGCATATTAACTAATGGCATTATTATTCTATGATAGCCAACCCCACTAAATTTACTTGTTATTGCTAGGATTCTCATAAAGGAAGGTAATATGTTTTGCTGCCATTTGAATAGTTTGCAACATTGCTAGTATGTAATTCCCAAGTACTTTTGACTAATTCATTCTTGTTATAACCATAAGCATCTATTCCATTCTGTTCTATATGAGTTGCCCAACCTGAATGAATATATTTAGTATATAATCCTGCTGCTCTTACTCGTGTGCAATAGTCAAGGTCAATAGCACCATAAGGGTCAAGTGCAGTATTAAACGCACCTACATTTTTTATAACTTCTTTGCTTATTGTAAAGTTTCCTATTATATCTGTTGTGTCATCAAAGCCACCGACTAATGGTATTGCACATATACCTACGCTTTTGTCTTGCATAAATATATTTCTTACCTTTAACCAATTATCAGGCTCTAAAATATCATTAGATAACAAAGTAACATATTGAATGTTGCTAAAGTCTATTTTATTTAGACCAACATTAATAGCATTAGCGATTCCTTTTTCTTTTACTATTACAACTTGCTCAACATCTAAACCTGCATTAGATAAGTTGATGCCTAATGTTTTAACACTATAATTTTTGTAGTTTAAAAATATTACTGCGTTCATTTGATTATATTTTGTCCTAAAGATTTAGCAGGTACACCTGCATATTTTGTATATGGTTCTGATTCACCTTTAAAAAAAGCACTTGCTCCTATCATACAACCTACTTTAATTTGGCTATATTGATGCAATACTGCATTTAAACCTATGTTTGCTTTTTCACCTATTATAGAATGTCCACCAATTTTAGCACCGCAACTAATCGTAACATTATTATTTATTGTGCAATCGTGCCCTATGTGAGCGTGTTTCATAATAAAACAATTATCCCCTATATAAGTTGTTTGTTCTGTACCTGCATCTATTGTAACTAATCCTGTTATTATATTATTATTTCCAATTATAACCTTCCCTTTTGGCTTATTCCAAAATGATTTATGTTCTGCAATGTCCCCAATAATACAATAAGCACCAATGTAATTGTTATCACCTAGTATAACATTATTCCCTATAATTGCAGTTGGATGTATATTATTTGTCATTATTTTTTTTTCTAGTCTTTTTAATTATAACTTGTTCCGGCTCAATCACTTTACTTTTTTCAATAATTGGCAAAGCTATATAGTATGCGTATAATTTTAATATCATTTGCATTCTACAATCACCGCACCAAATAGTAAGTATAAAAGTAGGATTAAGATATAACCTATAAATATGCTCATACATTTTAAGTACAGGCAAATCTAGGTTTCTTACATAACCACTTAATGCAGTTTCGTAATTATTATAGTGTTCCTTTAAAAACTCCCGGTGTTCTAGTTCCATATTTTATACATTAATGTTTCAATGATTGCACCTAGATAACCTGAAATAAATAATACACTTGCAATATCTAAAACTAATTTAGGTGAGAAATATAATACGACCCCAACCCACGCAGCCAAACAACTTCCGCAACTGAAAGGCTTAAAGTTGATTCCCCATTTACGATGAAGGTTGTGGATAGAATTAAAAAATAATGATGTACAGACACTTGTTATAATTATTTGAATCATTTCCTAATGTGTTTTTTTAATTCGTTTTTAGTTTGTTTTAATGTCCTTATAATTGACATATATGGTATACCTGTTTGTCTACTTAATTCTTTTGCATTTTTATTAAAGTTAAAAGTATATAAATTTAAAATTTCCTTTTGGTACCAATGTAGTTTTTCTATACCTTGTTCCATTATATTAATTACACTTTCTTGTTTATCATCTGCTAAATCTTTTTCTACATATTCGGAAAAATTTCTATATTTTTTCCAAAATCCACTTCTACCTGATTTAATCATATTTAACATAGTACGAACTATATAAAATCTAATTTCACCCCTTTCATATAAACCAAATAACTTAGACTCCTCCATTTCTAATAAAACTAAAAAAACCTCTACCTTTAAATCATATTGCAATTCCTCTGGTTGCATTTTAGCAAATGCTTGATTTACCTCTTGATTTAACCAAAATTGCTCTATAATTTTATTTTTGTCCATTCAACTAAAGCAGGTTTGTTTTCTACTTCAGTACAAATATATACAATCCCGCCACATTTATGTATATCTTGCAATCTTTCTTTTTGTTCCTTGCTTAACTTATCTCCTAGTTTTTTAACCTCAATTGCAACATAAGTGCCATCCGGTGAGTATCCTTGTATGTCAGACCATCCTTTTTCTACTGTTCCTTTACGCTTCCCGTATGGGATATTATTAACCCTATTAAGTCTAAATCCAATGTAACCCAAATTTAACTTTACCCATTTTGTAAGTTCGTTTGCTGAAATATCCATAATTTATCATAAAATTCTTTTGTAAATAAAAGCCTGTCTTTATTTTTTTCTAAATCAGGTATTGATATATAGCAGTCTTTAAGGTTCTTTGTATAGCACCACTTTACAACTCCGTAATGTGTGTATCTAACTTGGTAGGTTTTCAAAATATTTGACAAGTGCTAATTTTTTACATTGTGTATCTACAAAATTATTATCCTTAATTTTCTTATTGAACTCTTTGGCATCTGCTCCATAAAGTTTCTGCAATCTTTGAGCATTATCCTGTCTTACAATTCTAACAATTTGTAGCATTTCGCTAGGATGAAATTTTAATTTTTCCTGTTTTATTAAAATATCAAATACCTTTTCTGCATTAAATAACTTGTTAAAGTCATTTCTAGGTGATTCTAGCCATTCTTTCTGCGTGAATGATACTATTTCATCATCCGTTAATTTTGGTGCTAAAATTTCGTTTACTATAGGTTTTGCAATTTTCCTTACTTCATTAGCTTTTTTAGTATATGCAACCATAACCTGACCAATAAACTTTGGTGAAAACTTTTCATAGTGTTCTGTACTGCAATCTAATTTACCTTGAACTGCCATTTTAAATGCAATTCTAAATTCTTGTATAGTGTATAATGGGTAGCTAGTTCTTATGAAATCTTCTATTATTGTCATTTCTTCTTTATCAGGATAGTTCTTAAATCCTAGTAAAGTAAATATGTAAGCTAAATTTTCCCTTAATATTATTGGCGAAACTATATTTAGTTTATCACCATTAAATGAATTTAGTATTTCATTATCAACTATGTACCCACTCTTTAAGGGTTGCCATTCGTTGCTGACTTGAAGCGGTTGCGCTAAATGTTTTTGTATTTCCATATCTTAATTTGTTTTTAATCCAAGTATTAACTCTACGTTTTACATCAAAAAACTTTTCTAATTCATACCGCAATTTACCTTTTTTATTTGGTTCACACCAATATTCAATAAATTCATTGTAAGAATCACCAAGTAATTCACGATACTCTAATATATTATTAATAAATAAATCATTTCCATTTATAGTTACAGTTTCAGTTTCCATATGTTTAACATATGATTCATCATATGACGGATCATATGATTCATCATTCTTTGCATTTTTAGTAGAATTCCTATTATTACGTCTACTTTCTGTATAACTTTTCCTACGGTTAGTTTCATCATACATTTTTTTATTATAATAAAAATCATCTTCTTTTATAAACTTACAAAAAATTTCAGAATCATATGTTCCACATACGCAATACATATCTTTATCAGTTAACTTACCTTTTTGGTGTTGTAAACATAAAAGTCTTATATATTTACCAACTTGCTCATCTGTTAAAGTATAGGTGCCGCTTAGAAAATCAGAGGTATAAAATAGTACTGCAGGATCTTTTGCCATTATTAGTTTTTTGTTACAAATATATTATATTCCTGTATACTCTTCTCAACCTCCTCCATTTTTAATCTATACCAATCCTCTGTTTCCATTAAATTCATTGCTGTTTTAATATTATATAAAACTGTGGTATGATCGTTAACACCTACATAGGGGGCAATTTCTTTTAATGATAAATGTGTATATTTCTTTAAAATATAAGTAGCAGCTTTTCTTGCAAAAACAACTGCTGATCTTCTAGATCTAACTGAAATATCCTCATCAAAAACATCGGAAACCAATTCAACTAACTTTGGTGCCATAATGGTTGTAGACCCTTTTTCTATTATTAAATCATTCTGTATTATACCAATTTGTGATAATGTTTTATGAAAAACTCTCATGCCGTGCAATTGGTTTTTATAACACTGTATTAGATCTTTGTGTAATTGTTCCATGTTAAAATTCTAAATCGTCGTTTATAATTGGTTTTACTTCATCAGGTTTTACATAATTATTTTCGTAAATTTGGTAGTCCGGTTCACTATCTTTTTTCTTATAAGTGTTTACCCACATAGTATACTTTTGACCTTCAATTGCAAAATTAATTACTTCACCTTTTTGTGTTTGTTTTTTCCAAGCACCATACTTTTTTTTTATTTGCTCTTCCATTAGTTTTTATTTTTTAAAAGTGAATACTGTGCAACATATCTTGTATTGCGTTTTGTTCCTACATTAACTATATCTGTTTTAATGTTATACCCCTCATCGCGAAGGTTAAAAATTAATGCAGCTAATCTTAATGTACCATACTTTTTTAATGCTACTAATGGTGTTAGCGGTTGACTTTTAAGGTGGTTAAGCACCATGTTTTGTTGACTCATTTTGTCTGTTTTTAATTTTAGAAAAATTGTATTGTTTGTTTAAGGAAATTGCATTTTCAATTGGTTCTCTATTACTGCATCTAGTAGATACTTTTAATTGTTTAAACCATTCATTTTGTGTTAGCTTTTCATTAGGTATAGCTATTCTGCTTATTTTAATACCCCAAATATTTTCCATAGTTATTTATTTTGGTTTTGGTTAATACTTCTTAATGCCTTTTGATATTGCTCAGATGTTGTAATAGCACTTATTTTAATTGCTACTTTTTGTTTCATTGTTTCATCCCAAGAGGTATTTTCAAGCAATAAAATTAATTCCATTCTTTTTTGTTCGCCAACTTCATCTTGATGATTATTAGTAGCATCTGAATCTTTTGTATCATCTATTGCAAATAATCCATTGAGTGCGTACTTCCGTGCATAACTAGAAGCACTACCTGTAATTTGTGCAGCATCCATTCCTTTTTTTACTTCTTCCTCTCTTGCCCATCCGTAAACTTGTATAGGTAACTCCTCGTTATTTTCATCAATTAGCATAGCAGTTGCCCTTACATATATTCTGTCAGCTACTTGTATAATTTCATCACTAATAAGCAAAGCGCAATTATTTTTAAATAAGATGGGCTTTACCGCTTCAATAATGTCTTCTGCACTTCGGTATTTATATTTACCAAAGTTGTTTGTTTGATTTTTTGGCGCTTTTAATTCTGCCTGAATTTTTACTAATTTCATAGTTTGTTTTTTTTGTTTATTAATAATCACCGTGTTCCTCAAACACTTCTGTTAGATCTGCTAATCTTGTATAACCCTTTGGTGAATTAAGTTCTGGGATTTCAATATTATAATGTGTTCTATAATATTCCCCAAATGCTTTTCTTGCTTGTTGATATTTTTCATAATATTCTGCATTAAAATACAAGTAACAATTTTCATATTTCCATTTCCAATAATCTAAGTTAACTCCTAATTCATTTAGTTTATAATCTTGGGTTAAAGCATGTCTCATTTTAAATAGTTTTGGTTTCTAAAATTGTTTTAACAGGTTCTAAACTTCCGCCATTTGCTAATGTAATAAATTTTTCATAAGCAACTTCTTTATCAAAGCTACCTGAATCACTAATATAACATTCATCAATAGCAGTGTAATACCAAATGTCGTTAGAATTATATCTAACTTGTTGTACAAATTCAATTTTTTTCATAGTTTGTTTTTTTTAATTAATTAATGCGTGTTTAAATTTTTTAATCATTTCATCAAATGCTTTATTAGTTTTTTTAATTTCTAATAACTCTTGTTTAGTTAATTTTTCTTTCATATTTTTTAGTTTGTTAACACAAATATACATCTTTTAGACAATATACAACAAAAAAATTTTATTCTAGCAAAACTTTAACGTATATGAATTTTATATACTACCATCTTGCATAGGCAAATCAATGGTATCATCTATCTTACGATAACCTTCCTTCCATAAAACTTTAGTTATAAGAACACTCTTACGAATAATAGTTTGTTCACTATCCTTTGGATTTATCAAGTGCATCAGTTCGTGGATTAAAACTTCCATCATCTTTCTACCCTTTAACCTTTCATCAATCTCAATAACCCCATCACTTGATGAAATGCCATAAGCCTGTTCCTTACCAAGTTTACGATATATGATTGTAATCTTCACGACTTTAGTAATGCTTCATCAGGTCTATCAATCTCTTTAACTTGTATTCTTTCACCGCCTCTTATCTTGGCTAACATTTTTGTGATTTGACTTTCAACTGCATAGTATTCCTGTAGTCTATTAACTAGCCATAACTCTTGTTCGGTTAAACTCCATTTGCTAAAACCCTTTGGCATTTTCATCTTGTTTAGTTTTTATAATTTTTTTTAAATAGATAGCTAAATCTAATGCTTCCTCGTAAGCGTGTTGTAACCATTCCTGTTCAGATAAATCCTTTCTATCCATAGTTGTTCCATATTCCATCCTACCCTTTTCTTCTCTATATAGCAAATCATCTATGATTGAATATAATAGTTTGCTCATTATTTATCAGTTTTAGAGTGCATTTTATGACAAGTCTTACAAATGTATTGTATCTTTTTTACCCCTGATGCGGTTGTCCTTCTTTGATTTACAATAATATCATCACTACCACATTCAGGACAAGTACCTTTATCCTGCCCAAAGATAACCCCATAATGAGTTTTAGATTCTATATGATTATTAAGTGCCTTAAATACTTGCTCCAATAATGTTACATCCTTTTTGCAATACTTAATCATCTTATCCATTGCCACCTTATCCTTCTTTAAAAGAATGTCCTTCCAAAGACTATATTCTGTTTTAATCTTTTGACCTAAACCTAAAAAATCTGCTATGTAATTTAAACGATTTGAATTAAACCTGAACTTTGACCTAGCTACTTTTAAGGTATCTATGGTTGTATATTTAGGGAACATTTCAATGTGGTGAAATAGACATCTAGTTCTAATCCACGCTAAATCAAACTTATCTCCATTATGTCCTACTAATTCATTTGCCTGATTTGCGACAAGTATAAACTTTTGTAGCATTGTTTTATCATTCTGCTTTGCATCCCAATTTAATGAGTAAACTTCTTTTTCTTCTTCCCATTTATAACAGATGCAAATGATTGCTCGTTCCTGTATGATGTTTGATACATCAATGTTTTTCTTATATCCTGCTTCCCAAAATAAGCCAATGTTAGGACTTGTCTCTATGTCAAAGAAAAGCCTTCTCCGTTTTGTTTGTAGCATTAAAATTTTTTGTAGTGTGTAGAACCATTTGTTTTATATGCTATTAAAACCTCTTTTCTATGCCTTTCTGAATAAGAACAATGAACCCAATCAGGGTTTATATCATTGCCAAATTCCCAAATCAATTGGTCAAAAGGAAGTTTATCTTTTATGTAATGAAATATCTCTGCGTTGGTTACACCATAGGTAGTGCCATCCATATCTATATCTATTGCCTGTCCAAGTGAGTGCTGCGAAGTATTAGCACCCCCTATTTTAGCGTTTAATTCTTTAGACCTATAACCACTTGAAATAAGTATAGGGCATCTAAAATTAGCTCTAATTGGCTCAAAAATGTTTTCAGCTAGTTCTTTTAAGTTAACTATATGTTCAAGAGTTGGCATATTACTAATGCCATTACGCTTTGCGGATTCACTACGAATAGCCTCTGCTAATGTAAAATGTTCAGATAAGACCATAAAAATCGTTTAATTAATATGTATCCAATTAAAATGCCAAATAAACCCCAAAATCGCCACTTCCACTTATTGCTAGTCTTTATACTATCTTGCAGAGAAGTGCTGAAATAACGCACCGAATCAGCCATTATGCCTAACCTTCGGTTATCTACTATATAACTAGTTTGTATTTCCTTAACCTTAATAGTCTTAACGATGGTTTTTGCTGCCTCTTTGATGGTTATGTATTCAACCCCATTAATACTGATTGTATCTGTTTTGTAGTTAGTAATGGTATCAACAAGTAATGTAGTGTCATATTTTGTTATTATTGTTGTGTCATTTGCACAGGGTCTAGTTTTTTCTAACTGCCTAAATACTCGTTCACTACTTTCAATATTGTTTAATACTGTGCGTTCAGCCTTCTTAATTGGGTTGCACCCTATCATAAATAATGCTAAAATCAATATTATCTTATTTGCCATATCTTTTGTCGTGTGGGTTTAAGTAGTTTATAATAATAGGCAAAATTGAGATTATTCCTGCGTTTAAACAATCTTTTAATGTTATCAAATAAATATCCCCTTTCATTACAATCATTGTAAGTATTGCTGAAACAAAGACTTTTAACCACGAACCATAAATACTATTTAGGAACTTCATCTTTTTTTATCTTTTTAGTTGCGTTGTAATAATAACGAATGGCAAATAAACCACTGATAATAGCAGTGAACCCTGCTAATAAAGTAACAAAGGGTTGTACCTGTGTTAGTGTCAAGGATGCAGCGGTTAAGCTAATCCCTGTATTAATGAGTGCACTGCTACTATCTTGTGTCATTACAATTCTTCTTCTTCTTCTGTTATAAATGCGATACCTGTTGTCCAATCTTGAAGGAATGTAAATTCTTTAAGTCCTGAAGAATTAACCACTTCAATAGGCTTAAACTCAAACTCCTTCTCTCCTAGTTCTTTAACTTGAGCAGTTAGTTTTTTGATAGCTTCTTTAGTAAACTTGTAACCACCTTTTTCATCCAATAATAAAATGTCATTAGAATCGGTTGATGCGTTGTCAAGGCGGAGTTCTTCAACTTGGGCTTGATAGCTTTCGTGGTGGGATTTGACTTTTTCATAAATCTTTACGAGTTTTTTTTGTGTCTTACTTTCGGAATTTCCAATAACCGCATTAATTGATGCGACTAGGGTGTTGAGTTGTTGATATTTCATTTGATTGATTTTTTACAAATATATGTTAATTGTTATAGGTTTTCTTTATTACCATTTTTTTCTTTTTTCATCATCAGTTTTTAATCCTATTAATATTGCTATTATAAAAAATATTATTAAAGGTATTGCTGACATATGTTAATTGTTATAGGTTTGGTTGTAGTATTTATTTCTCATTTGTATAGATACCCATCCGTTCTCGTGTTGACCTTTAGTACCATTTGCTCCACCTTTAGCACCATCACAATAAGCATTAATTATCTGCTCTTTTTCTTTTTCAAGTGCTTTATTAAATAAACCATCTTTCTCTAATCTTTCAAAGATAGATTTAACTAATGTATTATCTAAATTATCAATTAACTCTTGCATTGCAGTTTTCATAATATTGGTTTGTTATAGGTTTTCTATCTCTTGTTTTACTTTATCCCAATAATTAATATTATCCATTATTCTTTTATGTTTAATATCTAAAGAATCAAATTCATACCCATTCAATATCTCATCTGCTGCTATTAATGAAAATTCTTTAGCTACTGCAATGTGCAAACAATCCGTATCGGACATTTCCGACATCGGATGCTGAAACTTTGTAATTAATTCAAATGCCTTTTCTTTTGGTGTCATAATATTGGTTTTGCCAAAATTAGTACTATTCGGTTACAATTTCATCAATAGGAGCATCTTGTCTTAAATCTGCTAAAATAGAATTTAAAGGTTCAGTAGGTTCGGTAGGCACTATTGGTTCAGGCACAGGCGGAACATAATCTCCAATGATTGTAAGGTTAAGTTGGTCGCTAGATGCTGCCCAATTCCAAGCATACTCATCATCATTACCCCAAGCAGCGTAGGCTTCCCCACTCATTGTTAAGTTGCCTCCTGCTACATTAGCTAAATCACTATCTAATAATGAGTAGTAAAACGATGCAGATGAACCTAGCACCCCACCGATTACATACATATTAAAAATTGTTGCCGTTACTGATTTTCCGTTTATCCAACTTTGGATTGATGAAATTTGTTTCATATTTTATATTTTAGAATTGTGATAAAAAGGTATCTTTTGTTGGACATTGATTGCTTGCTACGGGTCCTCCTGTTGCAGTTGTATGTGCTGCTATATAAGCTGAACTTGTTATTAATAAATTATCCCCTGTTGGAATAGTTACATCAACTGTATAGAATCCTGTTGCAGTTGCACCATCTCTTAATGCTGCTC